GCGTAACCCCCTTGATACATCCTTAAAGTTTCTAAAGATATCTTTTTGTCTAAATAAAACTTATGATGAGGAAGTAGCTTTTTTAAATCTGCTGTATCGTAAACTTGATCCATTTTAATTTTAACTCTATTGTCTCTTTCGTCTAAGAAATTTAATTCTAACTTGTCGGTACGTACATATTTTTGAATCTGCTTTTCGTTGGTAGTTCCTAAAACCTTCCCCACAAGGCGAGAAAAAGGTTGGTGCCCCATATCTTCAACAAAATCTCTCCATACGCCAGAGTCCTTGTAAACTTGGATGGCTGTAGGGTTATCACCATTCCTCCAAACTGCAGAGGTTTGCCAATAGGCACCACGATCACTTAACTTAAAACCAAGCTCTGTCAAGGCGTCTTGTATATCAGTTTGCTCTAAACGCGGGTACTGGGTCATCTTCTCTTCCATTTTCTTCAAGTCCTCCTTCCGCGCCCAACACAGCCACCAAGTCTAGTTGGTCACCAACCTCGGTGGCAGTAAATGCGTCCATACTTAAATGAACCACATTTTGTTTTAAGGAGTCGTCAGGCATGCGAACCGGCTCAGTTGCACGATTATAGCTCTTTCCTAAATGTCTTGACTTTACATTGATAAGCTTATGCGAACCAAACTGTGGCTCTTCGTCTATTTCGTCTAAAGTTTTTTTACGTAAAATAAACATATGCGAACAAAATTGAGTAATGCGATCTGACAAAGATACAATACTCTCATCATCCACAATATTTTCTGCGCGCCGATTATTGACTACGCCAGAACGATTACTTTGGACCGAGGTGATCATTGGAATAATTGGCTCTCCGTCCTTTAAAATGTCCTTTTGAATGGTCCGTTTAAATTTGTCAACCATCTCCCCCACAACCTGCCATTCAGATCTTCCCATCTGAGAGTCAGCAGCGGTCTTGATATAATCAAAAGAAAAAATCATAGGGTTCCCTCGTCCCACCGTAGAATAATAAAATCGCTTCAACGTAGCTATCATTTTGTCCACCGTATACCCGCCAACATTATAATAATATAATTGAACTTCTTGGTTTCGTATTTTTTCAAACGCCTTTCTTACCTTGTTAACTATATCGTCCCCCATTTGTCTCCATAAGCCAGTTTCAAGGTAATGATGCCCTACCCCCGTAAGGGCTGACGCCTGCCTAGTGATAATCTCCTCTTTACTCATCTCTCCGTTGTCAAAATGCAGAATTGGAACATTATGCATACGAGAAACCTTAGAACAGAAGTCCAAACAAAAACGCGTCTTACCAACGCCAGAACGAGCTACAATGACAGTTATATTGCCGGGCCTAAGAAGGGAGCCATATAATTCCTGAAGCCGTGGGTGAGGGCCTGTGAGCCCGAATTCCTCTACAGGGTTATTTCCACGATCCTCAATAAAATCTTCTAGCTCATCATAGATATTCACAGGCTTATCAGGGCCGTTATCAAACAAATTCATCTGGCTGTTGAAGGTTTCGTCAGCCGTGTTAATTATTTCTTCAAAATCAGCAGAAGCTGGTATTTTTTTTATCTTTTTCGCTACATCTTGAGCAGCTTTATAGATAGAACGCCTTATGGAATATTTCTTTAGCTCTTGAGCAATACAAGCGACTTGATTTGGAGAGATAGCCCTCAAGGAAAGAGAATAAATATAGTCATTGATATTCAGGTCTTGTGGGAAACTAATATTAAAAGATTGGATCCTCTGCGCTAGTATAACGTGGTCAACGCCAATTGACTGATCTATGCATTGGCGCAGCGCTAAAAATATAGTCTTATTCGTTTGGTTGTCGTCAGCATAAAAATCTGACTCATCAATGAAATTTTCAATTTCACCGTACCTCTCAGGATATTTAATTAAAGCTCCTAGCAGGTGTTGTTCAAGGTCAAGCGAATGAATCATACGCTATGAATATAACCGATCCCTTGACAACTGTCAAGTTAAATCGGGGAGGTCTTCCTCGTCAGGATTAATGGCTGCCTTTTCTCCCATTTCCAAATCCTCCAAAAATCTTTCCAAAGCTTTTCTCAAGCCCATTTCAATAATTTGAGAACCTATTTTACAATTAATCATCGCTTTGCCTTCTTGGTTGACGTAAGCTAAAATGAAACCTCCCCCATCATCCCCGTTTCCTGTAAACTCATACATCTTTTCCAGAAAACTTTCAGGAATAGAAAATTGAGGAACACTGTTTGTATCGTTTTTTTCTAACATGTTTTGTATAATATATTACACTTAAAGCCCTACAAGTCCAACATTTTATACAGGTCTACTGGTTTGTTTTCACCGTCAAAATATTCAAAAAAATTAATTTCGTTAATTTCGCAAAATTTTATCTTATCCTCGTCTCGTTTTAGCTGTTTTAAATAATTAATTTTGCTGTTAGCGTGCATAAAGGGAACAAATTTGGTATGTTGACGCCCTTGTACTTCTATAACAATATTTTTTGTGGCGTTGTAAAAATCAAATGTCATGCGAGTTCCCGCTAAGGGAAACTCTTCGAACACTATGTCGTGGAACCAGTATTTTTTTAAATATTTTTTAACTGAAGTTTGTACTTTACTCTTACTGTTATCGTCCCACTTGATAATGTATTTACGAGCAGCTTTGACTTTTTTGGTTGAACCAAACAGGGTTTTAAACACCATAGCTGGATGTTAACATCTTTTTAAAATAATTTAAAAGATAGTCTTTGGTTTTTTCGTTTTCGCCTAAAAATTTGGAAAGCTGGTTTTCTCCTTGTATCTTATCAGGAAACTCCAACCCTCTTCGGTTAACATCGTTAAAAAATCTTCATCAAACTCAATCCAACCCGCACCTTTTTTGGTGGCCAAATCCCAAAGAAACATCATGTCTAAAATTTCCTTCTCAACCCAAATGCTTTTCCCTCCAGTACGCCCGTAAATAATAGGATACTGGATTACACAATTAGTCTTTTCGTTAGGACTTTTTTTAACGGTGATTTTAGCATACCGACCAATAATTTTATTTTTTTCTTGGTCATATTTTTCGTTAGGCTTTTGGAGTATTTGATCGGTTTTAAAAACCGGTTCAAACTCAAGGATAAAATTAGCAAAATGCAACAATGCGTTCCCGCCGGTAGCTGAAGTTTGACGTACGGGAGCTTTACTGTAGGGGTCTAACTTGATATCCGCCCTAACCTGACTGATAAAAATAGCCATATGTCCCCTTTTAGCCAACGCAATGCTCACGCGCTTCATAAAATCAGAAGCAATAACCGCTCCACCAGCAACTTTCTTGGAATCAACAAAGGGTTTATCCATATCTCCCTTGGCAATAAGACCATCTACAGAATCTAAAACAAAGCAATACTTTGCATCTCCTTCGTTTTTCCCTACCAACATCCGCAAGGCTTCTACCACCGTCTCGTAAATATTGCACTCAAACACAAAGCAATTGCCGTCGCTCCATTCTTCCGAATTAAAAACAAAATCTACACCTGAGCGACTCCTCATTTCCTTAGTTAAGCGCCCTTCAGCTTTAATGTAAAAGCCTCGCCCATTAGGAACATTTTTTAAAAAATTCTTCATAACTTCTAACGCCTCTGAAGTTTTGCCTCCCTCGTTTATCCCTGTAAATCTGTGGAGCCCCGGCCCAAGACCCCCACCCAGCTCGTAGTCTACGACAAGGCTACCACTGGAGACTTTATAATCATGATCGTCTTCATAGTTATAATGATCATTTTCATTGTTCTTAAGAAAGGAGCTAATTAACTCGTTGGGGGTTAGCCCTTTAGTTGTAGTTGTTTTTTTTGTTCTAGCCATTTAAAAAATCTTTTATACTTCGTTGTTTTCGTTTAATTATAACATCTTTACCGCACTTTTCTGCAGAAAGTTTTATGTGTTCGTCTTTTTTGACATTATAGTTTAGCTGTTGATATTTTTTCTCTAATTCGTCCTTGAAGGGCCACTTGAAAAATTGAGCAAAACTGTATAAGCTTTGCTCTTTTTGGCCAAATTTCAATTTAATGGTAATAGGTTTGAAGTTAACTTTAAGCCAAAAACTTTCATCTGGGAAAAGCTCGATTAATCTTTTGAGCAAAAAGGTCTCTTTTTTCCAAAATTTACCCAACCCTTTTTTGGGTATTTCCAAGTGCTTCCGTACAATCTCTCGCCTTAGTGCAAGAATTGATTTGGGTTTCTTAGAATAACCAAATAAAACAGGTAGTTTCTCCAAAAACTTACGCCTATAAGTCTTCTTTTTGTCAAAAGTTAAGCTGTCCAGCTTCATGCATATGAATCTAACATACGGACTGGAAACCTGTCAAGAAAAAAGCCCCCTCGGGGGCTTCCGTTTTTTTTATTTGGTAGTTACTAGCGCAATCCTTCGGCTCGTTGTTGTGCAGATCGCAGCTGTGGATTTTTTAGTTTATCTTTCTGTACTTGCTCCTGTAACTTATCATCTTCCTCGTAACCATCGTGATTGATGGGCCGGGTATCTTGAAAGACTGTACCCACATCTTTTGGATCTACGTACTTGTCGGGAAAAACAGCAATCTGAGTGGCGTCGGCTAAATCAAATTCCTTTTTGATGGTGTTCGGTAGCGCTGCTACGAACTTTGCACCTTTCTTTTTTACGAAACTGACTAGCTTTCTTTTGAACTCATCATAAGACATATTACCGGACATCCTACCAAAATTAGAAACCGCATCAGGGACATCTGCAGGAGTTGCTATCGGAAAACTGCGTTTAGCTGGAAACAAAAAGTCACTGTCTTTCAAGTTAGATCTTTTCTTGCCTCCGAAGAATTTTTGAGCAGCCTCTTCGATATCTACCTCTACAACCTCCCCTTGCTTCTTTACCTCTATCTTTACAGCCTCTGCGGCGCGAGCCTTGTCGAATTTTTCGTCTTTCTTCAGGTCATGAATCTCAACGCTTTTCTTTTCGGAGGGAGCACCCTTTTTAAGTTTCTTAATTTTAGACTGGTCGTCTTTAACGGCGTCTTTTTCATGCTGCTTCTTTTCTTTCTTGGTGTCCCGTTTGAGTTCTTTCTTGTCTATCTTATCCCACTCCGCTTTCGACTTGGCTTTCGACTCCTCTTTTTTGCTCGACTTTTTGTCATCTGATTTCTTATCGGAATCTTTCTTATCACCGCCGTTTTTCTTGCGAATCATTTCTAAAAATTTTTCTCTAGCGGCTTTTTGCTTATCGGTACCAGCCTCAGATTCCCTTTTAACGTCTTTCGCGTCTTCTTTTTCATCCTTCTTTAGGCTTTCAATCTCTTTTTTAAGGTTTTTAACAGCGCCTTCGTGATGCTTTAAGCGCTCTCTTAGGGTTTCCGTATCCAACTCTCCCTTATCTTGATGATACTCTTCGCGCTCCAGTCCCTCTTGTTTGCTTTTATCGGTGGCTGCCTGAGATTCACTTAGTTTTTCTAGAGTTGTCATTTTTTTTAAATTTTTTATTGCCCCCCTTTGTTTCAGGCGTCTTTTTGACTATCTGATACACGTGAGACTTGGGAACCTTTTTCATTCTTTAATAAATTACACCAAAAACAGCCCTTATGTGAATTAATTAAATGTTAATTTTTGTGGTTTCGGGTTTCGACTTCCTTATTGATGTTAAATTATTTTCTATATATTTTTGATAATGAGAATTAAGCGTTTTTGTGCCCTTGAGATATAAAAACATTTTTTCTGAATCAGAAAAGCGCCCCATCCACCACAGGCACACGGCTTGTTGAAAGAGAAATAAAGAATCTCCAATGTAGCCAACGTCTGTCAATAAAGGAGCCCCTTTAAAATTTTTAGATATATTTTCTCCAGTACGCGCCCAAGCATACATTTGCTGCCACTTATCTTCATCCCTAGCATCCTGTGTTGTTTCGTAAACAACAGTCATTAAATAATAAGCTTCTGGGCGCTGGGGCAAAAGAGACACAGCCAACTGCAAAGCATTTCGAACATGCGCTTCGCGACCTCCTATGCACCTAAAGGCAACCGCTTTTCTCAGCAAACACTCGTATGCCAACAAGTCGTCGTCTGTATTTTCGGCACAACTCAGATAGTATCCCATGGCAGAAGAACAGTGACCTAGCTTTTCATATTCATAACCCAACCGAAACTTATTTAAATTGTCGTGGGGGTTTTTAATAAAATCCTCCAAAAGATTTTGAAGCGTTGTGCTGCGGCGAGCGATATACATCTCGCTCCCTTTGATGCGAGAAATGCTGTAGCCTAAGTCCGCCAAAAA